AAAGTTCAAAGTATTTTGCATGAAGAGAGGGGACGTTCAATGATTCTTCGTGTAGATTGTCTCTGTCGATCTTTGCATCTCTTTCCCACATCTCTTGAAGTTTCTCAAGATCAATGCTCATAAAAGGTTATTTTCTAAATCAGTTAGGTTGTATATAGTATACTTGAAACTTACCTCTGCTGTAAAGTACTCGATATCTGTATCAGTTGCATCGAAAGATACAGTTGAAAGACTATAAGGGAACATGTCATTAAATACTACCTGAAACTTTGGAACTAGGTTGCTACTTAATATCTGAAGAGTTCCATCTGAATAGATGTTATCTCCTTCTTGTCCAAACTTTTGCATACCAAGAACTGCTGTCTTTTCCAGTTCATCAAACTCTTTTAGACTGTCTGGAAAACCAAGTCCTCTAATCCAATTTTGCAGTTCCATATAATTAACTAGATCTTCATCAACAAGGAATCTTAAATTAAGATCTCCAAATTGAATCTTATCACCAGGAACATCAATATCTTTTAGATAGGTTGGTTGCACTGCAATTCCTAGATCTAATGATGGTATGTTTGCTTGGTTACAAAAGAACGCAACACCAGGAGCTCTTTTCAATCCAAACTTAAACCCAACTGGTGAGAGAAAGTTTCGATTATCAATAGGAGTTCCTGGTCTTTCAGCAGGTGGTTTTCTCTTGGCCATTATTCAGTAACTACTGTGGCACCAATAAACCCACCATTTTTGCCACCTTTACCTGTTTGCTTGACCATATTGTCAGCATTAGTTTTGTTGGATAGTTGAGTTCTATCAGCATATGTTTGAGTCCATGTAGATGGAGATTTCCAAAATACATCCCCTGAAACTAAAACACCTGGTTTTTTAATGTGATAAGGCATTTTTCTTTGATAACTTTTAACTATTTATAGACCTTTGTGTGAAATCAATTCCTTCCATGTGATCATACTCATGTTGGAAGATTCTTGCAATAAACCCAGTAAGTTTAATTTTATGAATTTCTTTACTTTCATCTTCATATTTTACTATAATTGAACTAGGTCTAGGTATATCTAAAAACAATTCTGGATAAGATAAACAACCCTCTTCCATTACTACCTCATCCTTAGACTCCTTTATAATCTTAGGATTAAAACATGTAATAGTTTCTTGCGTCTCCATATCAGAAATCATTACAAATACTCTTTCCTTTATACCTATCTGGTTAGCAGAAAGTCCCACACCCTTATGATGAAACATGTTCTCATTAAGGGTATAGGACATTTTTGAACGATCTAGATTATAACTACACTTTTTTATTTTGTTATGTAGTAAAGAATCTTCTGATGAAATTAATGATTTAATCAAAATTTAGAACTGCTTGAGATTCGTTGGAAATCAAATCTCTTTTCTTTTTTTCAATTTCCCAATTTTCATTCCATTTATCTAAAGTTTTCTTCCAATTATTAGGAAGAATACCGAGTTCCTTTTCATTTACAAACATATCAACCATAAGCAAACAAAAAGATCTCATATTATTGGATTGATCAGTACCATTAATAGCAGCAAAAACAGTTGGTAGAGTATTGGTCTTAAGCATTGACCAATCCTTAATGAACCTATTACATGGGCAGCTAGAATCAGGAACCCATCCATCTCCATCCTCATCTATCATTCCTTTTATTTTACCATTAGATACTCTAAAAATAAACTTCTCAAGAAGTTCTAACTTTTTAGGTTGATCTTTATACCTCATATAAGATACAAGATATGTTAAAGTAAATGGATTAATATGACTACAATTATCATGTTTTTTCTTTCCAAAATCTTTACTCTCAAAGATTTCCTTTAACCAAAGTATTGCTTCTTCAAGATCTGCAACCCATAATCTAATATTGGTTACTTCGGTTTTAGTCATTCCCTCATACTTAAGAGGAAAACATTGTTGGGCAGCATATTGGATAGGTTCAACCTTTCTCAATTTACCGTCTGTTATGTAAATATTCCTGTGCTTAAATATATCTCTATATGCACCATCAAGTCTATCTGATGCTTGTTCAACATCATCAGGACTATCGAACATCTTATATTCACGAATAACTTCAGAAATAGAATCTACTTCTCTGTAAGAAACACGAACTTTTTCTGGAATTAATTCTCCAGAATATTCTGCCCACCAATATTCATCTCTAGTATGCCCATTAGTTTTAAATTTTGTTCCTGCTTTATATTCTTTTCCTGTCTCAGTGCATACACAATCTTTAGTTAAAATTACTCCATTAACTTCTAAATGTGCTGCTTGAACTTTCTTAAATTTCTTTTGATGTTTTGGTTGCTTTGCTCTCTCTTCATGATCTCTTTGAGTGGGGCAACATTCCCAATCATTATTCCATTCTTCTGTAGTTATAATTTCTTGTTGATAAAATAAATCATCAACAGATAACATCTGCTTAGCCATTTTGTCTCCTAATTGTAAATTACTCGCTGATGGAGTAGGGGAAATACAGTTGCGGATGAACTGTATAGTATATAGTAACAGAAAATTTTCAATCTGTCAATAGACAAAAAAAAGACCCTGCCGAAGCAGAGTCTTTGTAAGAAATATAAGCGTCTCGCTTACATGAGGTTCTTAACAGCAACACGTCTGTAGTAACGGTTAGCATTAACGTTAAGAGTTCCAAGACCTTGTGTAAGACCTTCTGCGAATGGGTTAGCAACCAATCCGTAACGAGTCTTAAAGCCGATCTTAGGCTGGAATGTCTCTTCTCCAACCGCACGAACCATCTGTAGAGGAACGTATGGGCAGTAGAATAATCCAGCGTCATAAGGTGATGAACCTTTATAACCAACAACATAGTACTGATTACCACCTGATGCGTTAGCAGGAGTTAGGTTAGCAGAATATGGGTCGATGTATACACGGTACTTACCTTGTAATGTTCCAGCAAATGTATTGCCAGTATCATCAACATTAAGGTTAGCATTAAGTGCAGGAGTGTAGTCAAGTACACCAGCCATTGTTAGCGCAGAAGCAACGTCAGCGGAGCAAAGGATGATGTTACCCTTTCCACGACGAGTTCTTTGTGCGATAGCGTTTGCATCACGCTCAATCTGGAATAGAAGTCCCTTGAATTTCTCAACTGACCATCTTCCGTTTGAGTCGATGTCTAAGTCAAACTGACCAGGAGTTGCTACGTTAGAAACAGCACCTTGTTCAGCAGTCTTGTAGATAGTTCTAATAACTTCTCTGTTGATTTCCGCAAGGATCTCAGTAGAAAGGATATTAGCAAGTTCAGCTTCTGCATTTAAGCCATGAATAGCTTTCAAGTCCTGAGCAAGCTCTAGTGAGTACTCAGCCTTGAGGGCTCTTGACTTAGCAGTAACAGTGACCTTCTCAATTGAGAATGCCATCTGGTTGAACTCATTATTAGCACCGTTGCCAAGCTTTTCAGCGTGGTCTGTGCGCATACCTTGTCCAACAGTGTATAGTCTGCTGTTAGCAGCTGTTGTTGGGTTAAGAACAGCAGGGTTAGTACCAGACTGTGCAGTTGTACCCATACCAGTTGCAATGTCAGTTGCACCTGAAGTTATATCTAGGTTATTGTTCTGACCAGACCATGCTGAGTTAACCTCATCATAGAATGTCTCGTCACCAGACATATTCTTATATCTGGATCTCATTGCGAAGATTAGTCCAGTAGGACCACTCATTGGCTGAACACCAGCAAGGTCGTAAGCGACCAAGTTAGGCATTGCACGTCTAATCAATGAGATTAGAACTGGGTCGAAACCAGCAACAGGACCAGAAGCAGTAGCGTCGCCACTGAAACCAGCGTTTCCAGATCCAGCACCAGGAGTGGTGTTAGTACCTGTCCAGTTTGTTGGTTGCTCTGTGAGCATTGAAGTACCAGTTTCAAAGGCACTTTGCTCTCTTAAAAATTTTTCTTGGTTTTCTAGCAGGACTGCGGTTACGGCCTTTCTATGATTATCCTTAATAGGGTCAATGCCCTCGTAATCTAGAAGTGGTGCCCACTTTTCCTGCAATTGCTCTGATTGGAACATTTGCTTTTATTTAAAGTTAAAGTTTGCTTAAAAATTAATTCAATTACTTGGCTAAACCACGTA